CTTTTGTTTTTCCTTTTGTTTTTCCTTTTGTTTTTCCTTTTGTTTTTCCTTTTGTTTTTCCTTTTGATGTTCTTGTTCTTGTCTTGGACTTTGTTACCTTGGGCTTTGTTACCTTGGGCTTTGTTACCTTGGGCTTTGTTATCTTTGATTTTCTAACAGCTCCGCCAATTTTAGGTTTTACTTTTAAACTTTTTGGCAAGCCAAGTTTTCCGCCTTTTTTCTTGCCGTTGCATAAATTGCTTAATCCGTTCTTTAAGCACTGTATGCCTTTTTTAATTGCAAGTTCTTTGATTTTTGAAGTGGCAGCCATTTTCAAACCAGCTACACCACCAGTTTTAACTATAGCGGCAACTTTTAAACCCACCTTTACTATTTTAACTATTTTCTTAAGTTTTTGTAATTTTTTGCGTATTAAAATGCGATTTGAAGAAACAATGTAACTATTATTGTTAATGTTGGTTATATACTTTGCGCTATTATGATTTAATTTAAAGTTGTTTACTTGTGGTGCAAGATACATATATCCATCGCCAGGACATAGTTTTCCTGAAGGACAAGGCAAACATGCGCGTGCACCAGTATCCGTTTTACCGCAATATGTCATGGTTGAACATTTTCCAAACGTCAAGTCATAACACTTATTTTGTGGTGAAAAACAGCTAGATTGGCCCAGCAGCAGCAAAAAAATTAACCCATGGAACAGCATTGGAATTCTCTTTATATTATATAGATATACTATAATATTTATATCCTTCGGAAAATATATATAAAATCAAATCAAATGAAATAAAATAAAAAATATAACAAATAAAAAATATAACAAATAATATTAAATGGTAGTGAAGTTACTTTCTATTGCGACAATATTTTTTTCATGGGTATACAATAACTTTGCAACAAAAATCGTAGGAACTCATAAAGTTGTGCCAAAACTAATTAAACCGTTTGCAAATAATGAAGAATGTGTTAATATAAATGGAAACAAATGGTTATGCGATGATCATATGCTTTATTTAAAGGACAACGACTACATTAAAGACAAAAAATTAATATCCATATCTCCTGGCGGATTTAACGGGTTTTATATGCTTGGAACAACGACATTTATTAAGGAAAATTATGATTTAGAACGATTTATATTTTCAGGAGCGTCCGCTGGAGCGTGGAATTCATTATTTATGACGTATAAACACAATCCCATAGAATTTGTATATAATATGTTGGATGATAACTTGAATAATGCAATTTCAATTATTGATTTAGAATACATGATGAAATATAACATATTAAAAAAATACAAGGAAGACGACTTTGAATTGAAAAAATTATTTATTGGAGTTACCAGTTTTGAAAAACTAAAAATAAAAACGCATATTTTTTCTGATTTTGATACGTTAGAAGACGTGTTAAATTGCTGCATTGCAAGTTCACATATTCCTTATATAACGGGAACAACTTTTTTGAATAAATATAATAATATAAATGCATTTGATGGTGGTTTTAGTAAATATCCGTATTTAAATACAATTAAACCATCTTTGCACATAACTCCAGAGATTTGGGAAAATAATAAACAAGAAAATGATAAAAAAACACCTATAGAAAAATATTTTACGTTAAAATTCCATATATCTGATTATACAAGTCTGTTTTCCAGATCAAAATACAATTTTACAGATTTATTTGAAAAGGGATACAATGACGCAAAAAATAATAAACATTTTTTAGACAATATTTTGTTGTAGTATAAATTTTGTATTATTAATAAAATACCAGAAATAAACATAAAGACAAAAATTTCAATAAGTATACTATGTGTTTTAAAGGAATGACAGAATCGCGAGACGAAGAAGATAATCAATATAATGAAATTTCCTATATAGATAATTTTTTTATTTCAGCCACAAATGCATTTTTTGAAAAAATTAAGTTAGTTTTTATATTATTTGCCGTAATAACTAATGTAATTCAATATTATATTTTTAACAAAGAAACTAGCACAGGTGTAACAAGTTTTATATTGAATGACATTATTCTATACCTTATGAATGTTAAAATTAAAACGCATGGAAATACACATTATTTGAATGATTCAAACATGTTGTTAATGTCAAACCATTATGAGGGATTGGACGGATTAATTTTTTTAAGTATTATGAATAAACCGTCAAATAATTTATATATTGTTGTAAAATCCGATTTGGTTGGAAATGAAGTTGACAAAAATGCAATAAGTTATATTTTGTCGTTTATAAAAAGAGCATTTATGGAATCATCAAATTTAATTGCATATAAAAGAGGAGATAAGCAAAGCGGGGAGGACGTTAAAGATAAGATAATGGAAAAAATAACCAATTGCAATTCAAATGTTTTGGTGTTTCCGGAGGGAACAACTCATAAGTATGGTATTTTAAAAGAATTTAAAAATGGAATTTTTCATTTAGCAAGCGATGAGAATGTTGAAATTTTACCAATAACGCTTGTCTATGAACGACGCGAATTTGGGTCTGAAAAAGGTGACTCGGTAAATTTTTTAAGTTGGATGAATATAACGTGTAATGTGTACGTTCATGAAAAAATTAGGGGAAAAAACTGGGAAGAGTTAAAACAAAAAACATTTAATGCAATAAATGATGCTCATATAAAGAATTCTCACATAAAGAACGAATAAACGCGTTGGGTATTGATAGCTTTTCTGAATATAAAATAAAAAACTTTTTATTTTATAAATTTAAAAATTATTATTAACTTATACAATTTCCAAATCCTTCAAGTTCCAGTATTCACATCCACCTCCAGGCAAAGGGCGTCTGATAATAAACGGAATGCGTTTTTGATAAAGTTCTAGTTCCGCAATTAAATACCCATCAATAACGTTTTCTGGAACCTTGACAAACGCTTTTGCACCAGAATTAATTTGCTTTGTCCTCTGACCAATAATGCGCGTTCGCTCGTACTTTGTTAAGAACGGAATTGTCTTGTGAATATCATCAACAATATTGTTATTTTTATCGCGAATCACTCTGGTCAATGCGTTGATTTCGTCATAATTGTTAATTGTGCATTCTGGATGAAAATCCACAAGATAATTTTTATTAATTTCCGAGTTAAATTTTTGGAGATAAGGTCCAGCAATATCATCGTCCTCCTCTTCATCTTCGTCGTCTTTTGTTCCACCAAGCTGAGGAATAGTTTTAGAAGAATATTCGTTTTCGCTGTCGCCATCGTTGTCTTCCTCTTCCTCTACACTTTTTTCTTCATCAACGTCTTCATCTACTGCTTCTTCTGGCTCTTCTTGCTCCTCCTCTTCTTCCTCTTCATTTTCATCTAGTTCCGAGTTTTCCGATTCTGAATCAGAATATAATTGTTCTTTCTCTTCGTGACTCATGTTTTGATATATTAACTAAAGATACTTTTAAATAAGTTGAATCAATTTTTTATTATAAATGCGTTATAATAAAAAACGTTTTTAGTTTTGAAAAATGTTTCTAAATTTTCAAGAGCAATCGTGTGAATTACTTTTGCTCATCGGTCTTCCATACAGTGTCGCAACTTGAACACAAATAAATGTATTTCATATTAACGTCGTCGTAGCGAATGTAAATAACTTCTCTGGGTTTGCTGTGCGTATTTGTGTCACATTCAACGTTTGGGCACAAAACTTTGCTAATTCTTGGCAATGTAGGATCAAGTTTTGTGTACTTGTTAATGATGTGATTAAATTTTTGTTCTCCTTTTGAAACTTGAATTTTTGACACTGAAATGTTATCAACCTCTAGAGTTGAATCCTCGTTTCCACAATTTCTACAATAATAAACAAGTTTATTAGTGTTTTCGCTATCAATGCGAATGTAATACATATTTTGGCATGAACTGCAGAAGTGCATATTGGCTATATATTATTATATCACATTATTTATTTAATTCAATTTTTATTTTATATATTAAGATAATCGCAAAGTAAAACAAATCTGCTTGTCTCACTTTGTTGTTTCATATATTTCTTTAAATAAATTCAAAAGATTTGGGTAATGCAATGTAACGCTCATGTTATACATGCTAGTGCATATTTGCTCTGATTTTGAATTTTCACGAGCCTTGTCTTCTAAATTCTTTAAAATTGCGCCTTTATTTTTAATAAAATTCTCTTTAACAATTGAATAAAAAAAATCAAATTTTTCTGGATAAACGCTGTGAACTTTATTAACCATTTTTAAAATAGCAATTTCAATATTCTTATATTCAATAATTTTGGTATAATTTGCAAAATCTGCGTGTGTTGCAGTAACGCCAGGTTCATTTAAAAGAGGATTCTCGCACAACAATGTGCAGAGAGTTAATAAGAGAGTGGATATAGTCTGACAAGACGTCCATTGTTCTCCGCGCCATGTATTTAAAATAGAAACGCACACTTTTCCACACTTATAAAGATTTGGGTTAAAACGAATATTATCGCCATTTGTGCAGTAAACAACTTGAGGAGGACTGTGTGGATAATTTGACGGATAATTAATCTCAAAAAAATAATTTCCACCAAAATAAGGAGTGTCTGAAGGCCCCACAATCAATGCATATCCTTTCAAAATATCAGTATCATCGTGTATGTAATAAATTCCGTTTTCTGTTAATGGATTTTTCATAATACTCTTTACGTCGCGCAACAATCTAGTTATTGTATCTTTTGTCACGACGGTTGTTTTTTCTGAAGACATATTTATACATTATATTTCATTATTTCTATATCTATTTCAGTAATAATAATATAAGACATTCGTTAAACTCTGTGTTTTGAATTTCTTGTAATTAATAAAAAAAACGAAATAGAAAAATATCAACATATAATACCAACAACAAAGATGGATGCAAAACAAACCCAATTTAAAGATTTAAATGAATTTCTTTCAAAGCATAATGCTAACTCTGAAAAAAGGGAGGGGGTCAACATTTCATTGACTCATACAAGAATTCCCAGCAAAGAACTAGGGATTTATGGAGGTTCATACATTATTCCAAAAGAAATGGAACCGACATTTTGGACACTTTATCATGGAGCGGTGTTTGTAAACGGAAAAATGGAATATTTGACAGAAAAGCAATTGGATGCCGGGGGTGCAATTATGCTTGATTTTGATTTCAGATATAGTTATGATGTTGAAACTAGGCAGCACACAAAGGATCACATTATTGATATAATCAATTTGGTGTATTTGGAGCTACTTAAGGAATTCTTTGTTTTTGAAGAGAATAAGCCTTTTCCGATTTATGTTTTTGAAAAACCAGACGTAAATAGGTTAGCCGATAAATCTCTGACAAAGGATGGTGTTCATATTATTATTGGTATAAAAATGGAACATTCTTTGCAGATGCTTTTGCGTAAGAAAGTTTTGACAAAGATTCACGAAATTTGGGACCTTCCAATTATTAATAGTTGGGAAGCAGTTTTGGATGAGGGAATCAGCAAGGGCACAACAAATTGGCAGGTGTTTGGTTCAAGAAAGCCTGGAAATATGGCGTATGAATTAACTCAGTATTACTCAATTACGTATGATTCTTCAGATGGAGAATTTATGATGGATGAGAAGGACATTAAAACGACGTTCAACGTAGCAAAAGATTTGCACAAGGTGTCTGCTAGATATTCAGAGCATCCTGAATTTGAAATGAATCCAAAGATTAAAAACGAATACGAAGAGATGAAAACTCATATAAAACCAAAACGAACTGTCACGTCAAATACCAAAATGAAGTTACTTATAACTGGCGACAATGAGGAAGAAGAATCAATTTCACTTGAGGATATTAAAAACGCAGACATGCTTCAACGAGCGGTGAACAATGTCTTCAAGGACATGAATTTGAGTGAATACAATGTTAAGGAAGTTCACGAATATACGCAGATTTTGCCTGCAAAGTATTATGAACCAGGGTCTCACAATTTGAACACGATGGTTGGGTTTGGTTTAAAGCACACAGATGATCGCCTATTCTTGTCCTGGGTAATGTTGCGCAGCAAGGCGAGTGATTTTGATTATAAAACTATTCCTGATTTGTATGTAAGATGGAGGAAAGATTTTAAAACAAGACCGGACGGAATCACAAAGCGATCTATTTTGTATTGGGCAAAGCAAGACGCTTTTGAAGACTATCTAAAGGTGAAGCAAAATACTGTTCAGCATTTCTTGGAAGAGACTATTAACACTCCCACAGATTATGACTTTGCGATGGTGTTGCATCAAATGTTCAAAGACAAATATATTTGCAGCAGCATTGCGAATAAAACTTGGTATGTTTTCAGGAATCATCATTGGGAGCGAGATTTGGGACATTCTTTGCGGTTGTCAATCTCAAGAGAAATGTACAATCTGTATCAGAATCAGCAGAAAGTTTATATTGGCCAAATGTCTGCGTTTGAATCAACCGATGAGCGCTATGAGCAGTTTAAAAAGAAGATTAGACACGTTTCGGAACTGTCCGTTAAATTGAAGAAGACCAATGACAAGAGCAACATTTTCAGGGAGGCTGCTGAAATCTTCTATGATGAGGAATTCGTCAAGAAGATGGACGAGAACAGATACCTGCTTTGCTTCACAAACGGAGTCGTTGATTTGAAGAACAAGATTTTCCGAGATGGTTATCCTCAAGATTACATCACCAAGACGACTGGTATTTCGTATTATGGGTACAACCAAGAAAGGGATGGTGCGATTGCTGGCCAGATTACAACGTTTATGGAGCAATTATTTCCAGTTAAATCGCTTAACAGATATATGTGGGACCATTTGTCGTCTGTACTTATTGGTGAGAATATTAATCAAACGTTCAACATTTATCGCGGAAATGGCTCTAACGGAAAATCGTTGTTGACAGATTTGATGGCGTTGACGCTTGGCGAATATGCGGGAATTGTTCCTGTAACACTTGTTACTGAAAAGCGCGTTGGCGTTGGCGGAACTTCTTCGGAAGTTATGCAATTGAAGGGTGTGCGTTATGCAGTTATGCAAGAGCCTTCAAAGGAAACAAAAATCAATGAAGGTATGATGAAACAGCTTACTGGCGATTCATCTATGACGGCTCGTGCGTTGTATTGTGAATCGGAAAAGTTCAGCATTCAATTTCATTTGGTAGTGTGTTTAAATATGTTGTTTGAGGTGGGAAGCAACGATGATGGAACTTGGAGACGCATTCGTTTGTGTGATTTCATGTCAAAATTTGTAAATCCTGAGGACCCAAAAGATGATGGCGAATATCAATTTCCCAAGGATCCCAAATTGAAGGAAAAGCTTCCAGCTTGGGCTCCAGTATTTGCGAGCATGCTTGTAAAGCGCGCGTTTGAGACTCAAGGTGTAGTAGAAAATTGTGATATTGTTATGGCCGCCTCTAATAAATATCGCCAAGGTCAGGATCACATTTCAGGCTTTGTTAGCGAGATGGTCGTTAGAAAAGATGGAAAGAGAATTGGAAAGCGAGAATTGTGCGAACAGTTCAAGATTTGGTTCCAAGAGCAGCAGGGCAACAGAAAGGCTCCCAAGGGCGTTGAATTGTGCGAATATATGGATAAGAAATTTGGCAAATCCAAGAAGGATGGGTGGGTGAATTGTGAGATTATTTATCCAGATCAAGAAGGACAAAATGAAGTTGATGATTTGAACAACTAAAATATGTGTAAATCCAAAATAGACAAATAAAAATATAGTAAAAATATATTTTTATTTTATTTAACTGCGACACAACCCCTTTTCGCAAAATGGTAAATAAATTAATAAATAAGCGGCATAATAAATCATAACAGAATTTACAATCCAACACCACATTGAACCCGCCGTTTGGTCATTTGTATAATTATAATATGATATTAACAATAAAATAAATCCAAATAAAAACCCAGACCATTGTCTTTCGTAGAATAAACTAAACAAAAAGAAAAACAACCACCAAATAAATGCAAATGATGTATATACCCCTTTTAGATCACTGAAAACCCAATTTAGATGGCCCTTTTTGCTTACTGTGGAATGCATAGTTTTGGTTAACGTTTTATAAATAAAATATGGCACCGCGGTTATTATATATATTATTAATAACGTGTTTCTTAGAGAAACATTTGACAACAACATGAGAGTGGCCAGTGGTTGAAAAGCAATTAGTAGTGCGGCCATTGTAGAAAATATATTATTATAAAATTTATCATCAATATTTCTCCAAATAAAGAATTCTATCAACTGCATAAATATAAAAGACGCAAAGAAAAGATACATCCATGGATTGTTTAAATATGTAATTTTATACTGCGTGAAAGCGTTATTGTATATAATAAGCAATAATACAAAGCTACTAAATAAAAACGTATTTAATGATACATGTTGATTCCAACACATTTTTATTATAATGAAATATTATAATGCAATATTATAATAAAAATATTACAAAGTGTAAAATATTTAACTTTGTTGCAAAGTTGTATACGCATTTTTAGGTAACAAACTATAAACGCGACTCAATCCATTGTATGCAAATATAACAACGTAATTTATTGCAAATGGATATAAAATGAGGGCAATAAGTATTAAAATCTTGGAAATAAAACTATAACCGCTGCCAGCTAAAAACATGCCAATAACATAAATAATTAAAAGAAATATATATATCCACGTGAATAATTTATACCAGCTTTTAAGTTTATCGTAACCTTGACTTTCATAATAAGTTTTTCTGTCATTTGTAACCGTATCGGTGTTTATTTCGTTTATTTCGTCTTGAAGTTCAGCATTTTCTTCCAAATATTTTTTATACAGTTCAAACGCGTTCTGATATGTAATACTTAAACTATTATACGTTGTATTTAAAGTTGTAGCGGAATCAACGCCATTTTGAAACGTTGATGTTGCGGAACTTGTTGCCACAGCAGCTTGTTGTGTTACCGCATTTGACCTGACTGCCTTATATCCAACACTTCCTTCGGCATAAGTGTAATAATTCTTTTCGGCCTCTTGCAATTGAAAAGGAGCAGTTTGCACATTTGCTTGAGCGTTTAAATAAGTTTGGTGCAATGAATCTGTCTTTCTGGTTTTCTGACAATTTGTACCACACGTTAATGCATCTGTTGATTGACTAATTAGCGAGTTAATTTGGTCGGTTGTTTGTTGTTGTTGTGCAGCTAAGCTGTTTAATTGAGTTTGATTTATTGACATTGTTGTTATATTATATTATTATTTGTTTTTTAATAATATAATTTATAATTCCTCAATTACAATAGAAATAAATAGAATTTTCGTTTTAAATATTAGATAAAGCGCTGTAAACAGACGATACACTTTGTGTGGCTGTCTTTGTAACACCTGAAGCGGCGCTTGTTAAACTCGTGGCAGTCCCCGCGGCGGCTCTTCCTAGAACTCCAGAAATGTCTGTAGATGCAGCATTTGTCGTTGAGCTAACGGCTTGACTTGGATTATAGGGTGCAACTCCAGACGGCAAATTTGCGTTAGATACGCATTTATTAGTTGGTGAAGGAACGTAGGTAAACCCGTCTTCGCAACATTCTTGAGCGACGCAACTGGCGCCAACACTAAACCATGGATTTTTTCCACTAGAATCACTTGTATCTATAGCTGGTCCGGTTGGAGCTTGCGATCCCCATGAATATTCTTGGTAATTCATGTTATCATGAGATAATGATTTTATTAATTTTGCTCCAATTATAACGATTGCGGCAACACATAGAATAATTAATAAGAATACATAAATGCTTCTAGGAAGAAATCCCATATTTGCTAAAACTGTTAATAAAATGATTGGAATGCAAAAATAGACAACAGTTTTCATTATGCTTTTGTGATCAGAGTATTTTTCACCGTAATAAGTGTTAATTTCTACCATTCTTTGCACATTGTTTTTTTCGTTGCTTATTGTTTTGATATAATCTGTATACTGGTTCAATTCATTTTCAACTATGTTAAGAGCGCTAAGTTGGTTCTGAATTACAGAACCACCAGATGCAACGCTTCCTTGATAACTTTGATTTAAACTGTTAAGATTGGCAAACAACCTCACTCTCATGTCAGATACTTTATTAATTTGATCAATTATAGTTGTTTTGTCTGCAGCAGTCAATGTGTTATTTGCAACTCCCTTCTCTAAAGTATCAAATAAATCTAATTCTATATTTTGAAGGTTTTGAATGTCGCCGATTAATTCTGCGCTTTCTTCTTCTGTAGTTATGGTCATTTATATAGAATATAATAAGATAATATATTCTATATACTTTGGCAAATTTGTAAGATATTATTGACTTCCTCTTCTCACTAACACAAGCGATGCTATTATCAATGTAACCGCTAAACCACTCCACAATATATAACTATAATTTTCTTGCTTTGTAACAACTCCACTTTCTGATAAGATTCCTGTTATGTTTTTATATTCAACGTTTTTATACTGTAAAAATTTATTATTGTAACCGTTGTATTGTGTTAACATTTGATCTAGAGATTGTTTGTTAAGACCAACCTGTGAAATAATATTTGCGTCAAGGCTTTCTAAATAATTAATAATCGCAATAATTTCTGCCGAAATTTCTTCCAACTCTTTTCCCAACTCTGCAACGGAATTTTGATCTGCTTGAATTGCAGTTCCAAGTCCACATTTTGTCATTGGTGTCATATTGCTAATTTTTTTGTAATTTTTCCACTGAATACTATTAATATTTGTAATGTCTGGCGAACAACTGCTGTCATAATCAACGATGGTTGGCGCATTATTAACAGTTTTAATCATAGAAGAAGGATATTCTGCCAATGAACCATCATTGCCAATGTGGCCTACTTTACCCATATACTCGGGGAAACCCATTGTTTTTACTCCATACACAGAATTTACTAGATTATTTCCATATTTCTTTCCATCCGTAAAATTAGACGTTGGCGTTGATTCTCCATATTTTTGGGACGCTTGCAAGCTATTGCTTACAAAGCATTTTGATGAACCAGCGTTTCCGCCCTGCAAGCCATAGTATTTGTAGCCATTCTGTATAGCGTATTGTTGACACGTATCAACAGAAAAGGCGGCTGAACCACCATTTGCTCCTGTCATTGCAGGCGACGTAGCATTGTCGTTGTAACAACCAACATAAGTTCCATTAGATTGAACGGCATAAATTGCGTTTGCCCAACCTCCACCAACTGTTTGACCCTGTCCATTTGTAGATTGACTTCCACTTTGTCCATATTGAGTTGCAGCGGTAAAATTGTTGCTCAAAGCGCATTGTGCGTATCCATCGTTTCCTCCACTATACCACTGCAATCCAAAGAGATTAAATCCTCCGTCAACAGCAGCTTTCTTGCACGTTTCATATGTATATGTGCGACTTCCATTGTTTGCAAAGGTTGGCATTGCACGATTAGGATTGTCTCCGTAGTTTCCAACAAATTGAGCATCTGGCACTTGGTATATTGCGTTTGTTAAATTTCCTCCGTATAAATTACCGTCGCTTCCTTGAACGCAATTTGCTCCCGCGGCTCCATATTTTTCTATGTCACTCAATGAATTGCTTGTTGAACACGTGGCTTTTTCGGTGGTTGCATTAGCTTGACTTAAACCAAAATACTGTGTTCCCGCACCTAACGCAGCTTGTTGACAATCTAAAAAGGTGTATCCATCCAATTTTCCCGTTAATTTTGTCATTGTCGGAGTGGTCGCATTGTCTACATAAGCACCAACAAAATCAGAACTAGGGTTTGAAACAATTTCATTCACAAAAACATTTTTTCCTATGGCGGGATTACTTGGCGCCGGAGCATTTATGTAAGAAGTTGTTGCAGTTAATAATTGAGCATTTGCAGCTTGATAGCGTTGCAAAAGACTAGAAAAACTACTCTTAAGATCTTCTAACTCTCTGGCAGCATTTTGAACCATATCTACTTGAGATACTAAACCTCTAGAGTTGTAAATATTTTCATTTGTGGTAAACCCTTCAACCAGCTGTTTATTCTTCTTTGCTACACTATTAACAATCTTTTTTTGATAATTTTTAAAATTTACGCCCTGTCTTAATGTTGCTGATGTGTTGTTTTGATTGTCAGATATCATTAATATAAATATATACAAAAATATTTACATTTATGTCAAATTAAAATTATTTATTAAAAAGAAGGTATCAAATTTGATTTCATCATTAATACAATTGCAACTAAAAATACCCACATTGCGTACGCCGAAGGGTTATTTAAATGAATTGTTGATAATGTTATGCATATAATAATAATTGTCCACAATATTACACTTACTAAGTTTCCTTTTGCTTCAGGAAAAAAAATAAACTTGATTACTAATATAATAGAAATAATGGCAATAATTAACCATAAATAATAAGATGAGTTTCGTTGATCTGTGGAAACACTTGTTTCGGCGTATTCAGCATAGGTGTCTTTGTATTCATCAATTAATTTTACAATTTTAAATTTTTCTTTCATAAGCTCGGAATACTGCGTTGTTAAAGTTCCATTGTTTGTTGAAAGTGTTTCTGTTTGACTATTAACCAACGGTTGCATTTCATTGTATAAAGTTGTCATTTGATTGTTTATCTCTATTAATTGGGCATTTATTGTCTCTAAATTTATTAGTTTTTGTCTAACGTCAGTTATAATTGCGTTATCGCTTGTAGCTCCTGGTGTTAATAAACTATTACCGCTTTTTAACTTGCAAACCTTTGAAGTTGAATTAAAAGATGCTCCACTACACAATGCGTTTGCGCCGCAAGAAGCTTCACACATTGATACACTACTGTTTATTGTTTCAGAAATGCTTCCAGTTCCCATGTAAGTTTTTCCCGGCAAAACAACATAACTGCTAGAACCAGATTTTTGCGATTGCAAAGCGCTTATATATGTGGCGTATCCGTTTTCATATTCTGTTAGTTTATTCCTATATTGTCCTTCTAATGCTTGCAACGCAATAAGTTTTGAATTCACATCATTTCTTGAGTCATCGCCCATTGTTTATATATAATAAGAAAACATTATGTCCGACATCTTTTCATAAAAGAATAGACTAAATATAAAGAGAAAGATATAGTTGTCACGCCTGCAAATAATTTGAATATATTGCTATTGTTTTTATTTTTATTGTTCTCGTTAATTGCCCTTGCGACTATTAAGTTATTTTTGTAGTTTGGCTCTTTGTGCAACTCCTCTATTTTTTGTATTGATTTTTTTAATGACTCGTTTGCATATTCTTTTAATTTATTGTTAATAAATGACGGCGCAAATTTGTTAACCGTCGGATTTTGTAATTTCTTATTATATGTTTTGTAAATGTTAAACGCTATTTGATACATTTTATATTTATAAAATTGCATAGAAAATGTATTTTGGATTATACTGCATTTTGAAGAGGAACTGTTGGTTTTTTAAATACCTTAAATAGAGTTATTAAAACCAAAAAAATACCAATAAACAATGTAATGTTGGACATCCATTGCATTTTATAAAGTTCACTAGATTCGCCAATTAATGAATTGGCGCCGTTTGAACTTGACATTAACTGAGACAATTGCGATTTCAGGGTTGCATTTTTATTTTTTTCTGCAGATATTTTTGAGTTTAAATCAGTTATTAGGCCATTAAGAGTGTCTATATTTCTCTGAACATCATTTGTAGCTACAAATACATCAGCTTGCAAAGATTCTAAAATAGCTTTATTATTCGCGTAAATGTTCTCATTTTCACTGTATCCTGGATACAGTTTGTAGTTTATATATGAATTAGAAAAATCATCTAAAGCAGAATAAAATTTTGATGTATATGCGTTTAACTTGTCAAGAATCTGATCTGGACTTTCCATTATATATACATTTAGAATTTATAATTAGACACAAATCCTATAATAATAACTCTTAATAGCAGTTTTGCTAGGTCTAATAATCTCACACACTTGCCCAGGACGAATTCCAATAACTTGGGCAACGGGGTCAAATCTGGAAATATCTGGGAATTGTGAATCATCCATAATGTTATACTTGTTCTTTACTTGCGCAACTTCATCGCGCGACAATACTCTATGAGGCGGAACGAGAACGTGTTCTAGAATATTGAACTGCAATCGTTTAATGCTTTGAATGACAATAAGAATTCCATCTTGTTCCCAGGTGTGCTTCAATAAGTTGGTCATTGTTTCATTCATATCGTCTTTAATAATAATCATCAATGTGTCGCTCTTTGTAAGAACTTCCTCTAAATTAAAGAGGTCATCAATTATTTCCTGAATGTTCTGAGGACGTAGCGTTTTTGCTAAATAGTATCGGATGTAAATTTTGTTCTTCCTCTTCGTAGAAGGGTCTTCCTCCTTTTTCTCTAAAAGCATATCTAACTGCTTATTTTGAAGCATGGAATTTACCTCATTAATACTAAAATTTGAATAATCCTCGGTTGCATAATTTTGTTTTGTCATAAGTTCTAAAACTGTCTTTCTAGACTTGTATACAATTGATACCAATCCACTTGAGTTCTGTGTCGCCATTATATTTATACAACACATTATCTTTAATATTTTCATTCAATTTTTTATTTATTATCAAAACACAATAAATAAAAATTAAATTTAAATTACTGGGTTTCTAGTCTACGCAATATAATTAAATTTTAATCTGTTTTGTTTCACTGGAGGATGAATCAGAGTCTGTGTTAAATGATACAGATTTTACTTCTCCTCCCTTTTTCTCGGAAGTTGACGATGAATCCTCGTCATCTGACTTTTTCTCTTCAGGGACTTTTAATATAGAGGTAACATCTTGAGGTTCTGATTTGGATGAAATCGGGTTTGTTGCGACTGGCTCCTCGTTTGCTTGTTTGTCCTTATTTGCATTCTTTTCAGCAACCATTTTCATTAACATTATTTTATCTCTTTCTGGAAGCGTGTCAAACTGTGTCTTTACTTCTTCATTTTTTAATTTTATGCCTTGAATTGGTGGAGGTTCTTTGGGACTGAATTTTGGCGGACTGTCCTCCGGAGTGTGTGGATCATATGCAGGACTATCATTGGGATTATATGGTGGACTGTCATTGGGGTTATATTGAGGGCTATTTGGGTTGTAAGCCGGACTATCGTTTGGATCATAACCTGGACTCGCATTTGGATCGTAAGCTGGACTAGTTGGATTATATGGGGGGCTCGCATTTGGATCGTAAGCTGGGCTTGCTGAAGCATAAGAAACACCATCATCAGACGCGCGCTCTGGAGCAAATTCTGGTGAAGGAGTAGGAAGTCTACGCGACGCGGGCTGCTGTTGGATCTTTTGAACGCTTTGAAGATATCCAGAAATTGCTACACCAAGTTTTTTATCGTCTGTCTTTAATAATTTATTAAGATTGTCTGAATATGACATGTTCATTAATTGATCTATATTATCCTCTGTAATAATTCGCATTTGTATATTCATCGTTTGTAATTCATGTATCAAAAGTTTTAATGCATATGGAACGCGTACAACGCTAAAAGAACGACCAAATCTACTAATATTATCAATGTTTGTTTTTCCGTCTAGCGTTGTAGAGAATTTAATTGGTCCATCGGCAAATGGACTCAAGAACAAATTTAACGACTCGTTGTAAATTGCAATGCAACCAGTTTTATTGCACACCGCCATGTAATACTCGTCACCACGAACCATAAAAGATTCATTCAAAAATGCCGACGCACCGTGAGCCAAGACACCGTCGCGCTCCATTTCACCAATGCGAAGACCACCATCATTGGCTCGGCCTTGAACAGGTTGTCTGGTAAGCATTGTATTAGGACCTCTGGCGCGATAATTAATCTTGTCTTTTACCATGTGTTTCAAACGCATGTAATAAGTTGGCCCAACATAAATGTCCGAATAAATTTGTTCACCAGTCATGCCGTTATATAAAACCTGGTTTCCACTAGAATGAAATCCTGCGTTTACTAACATGGAACCATACACACCAACGTGCGGGCCTTTGGTTTGAAATGCAGTGCAATCTCCAAACCCACCATATGCAAGACATGCTTTCCCAAATAGACTTTCTACTAATTGCCCAATAGTCATGCGAGATGGAAGCGCATGTGGATTAATAATTAAATCGGGACGAATGCCATCACTTGTGAAAGGCATGTCTTCTTCAGGAATAATTAGTCCAAGTGTTCCCTTTTGACCGGCTCTAGAAGCCATTTTATCACCAATGGCTGGAATGCGCTCTTCACGAATGCGAATCTTTGCAATGCGAGTTCCTTCTTCCCCCTCTGTAATAAATGATTTGTCAACGTATCCAAGCTGTCCTTTTTTGGGGAAAACGGAAGAGTCAATAACCATATCGGAATCAATTGAATTAGATGTAACTTTTCCAATGACGACAGTTTTATCATCCAAAGGAGTGTCTTCTTTTATTAAACCCCATTTATCTAGTTTACTGTAATCGTATCCAGGCTTCAATCCAGTTACATTTTTGGTTTGAACATCGGCAAAATAAGAGTTTGAAGTAGAACCGGAAATTTTTGAAGTTTCTTCTCTCGCCTCATACATTGAATAATAAGTGGTTCTGAAGATTCCGCGAGCAACTGATCCTGCATTAATTAAAATGGCGTCTTCCACATTATACCCAGTGTAAGACATAATTGCCACAATAGCATTCACTCCATATGGCATTTCTTCTTTATTTACATATTCCAAGTATTTTGATTTTAATAATGGTATTTGACCAGAGTTCAAAATAACACCCATCTTATCAATACGCGATTGAAAATTGGAATGGTATACAGAAACAGCTTGCTTGCTTTGACCACAAGAGAATGAGTTACGAGGCAATGGGTTGTTTTCAGGATAAATAATCAGATTTCCCATAACGCCTAATATGAGAGAAGGATCAATTTCAATGTGAGTATAAAAATTATTCTTTTTAAGATCGTCCGGCTTTGTTGCCACTAGCAAACCCTCTTCCTCCGATGTGTCTACATATTCAATCACTGATTTGTCCTTCTCAAACTCTTTTTCAATATTTTCCAAACTTTTAAGATCAGGATATAATTCATCAATGTCATAAATGGTGTTATTTTTTATGCTAAAGTTTTCAACTGATTTTTTATGAAATCCACTGACAGCTTCTTCCCATGTGTAATTGTTATCGTTGATTTTTTCAACAATGTCTTTTCTATCGTAACTAATTTTATTTGTAGTTTTATCAATATAATATATTGGTCTACTCAATCTACCGGAATCGGTGTATATAAAAATTTCGTTATTTTCATAATTAAATGATATGCTATTGAAAGCGGGAATTAAACCATTGCGTCTAAACATCTTAAACGTTGCGACGGTTTCTATGGGATTATCAATCGCACCAATCCATACACCATTTACAAAAATCTTTGTCATATTTCCTAGCATTTTAGATGAGCATTCTTGTAATATTCGCATAGTTGTTTTTGCACGCAACCATTTAATCATTGGCACAGATGAAGCACCACTTGTTACAAATGTGCTTATTGCCATATGTTTATGCAATCCAATATTTCCACCGTCTGGAGTGTCCACTGGATCAATGTAACCCCACTGACTAGAATGAAGTAAACGGGGCCCAACAACCTTTGCGCTTGCATCTAATGGTAAGTTAAATTTGCGAAGCTGAGAGATAAAAGTATTCCAAGACAAACGGTTTAAATCTTGGACAACGCCAACTCGTTTTGTGTGCTCTTCGGCTCCCCAGTTTCCTTTAAATGCTTTTCTAAAACCTGTTTCTAAGATTCTCTCTTTGAAAAAGTCGCGATAGTTGTTTTCAACAAGTTCTGGAAAATTTTTTCCAGAATACTTGCCTTTGTGATAGTAATGCTCGTTGTCTATTTTAAGAGCAATATCTCTCTTTTGAATCAAATAGTATTCTCTAAAAAGATCGTAAATGAGTGAACCTGAAAGCTCAATTCTTTTGAATCGGAAGTTGTCGCGGTCTGTTGGTTTGTCCTCCTTTGTAAATACGCGCAACATGCGATTCACCATGTAACCAACAAAATACGCCTTTTCCAAAAAATTTTGCTCACCAATGTGCGGCAAAAAGTAATTCATTAGAATATCTAATGTTCCCGTAATAGTTCTACGTTTTGTAAAAGAAGCAATATATCTAAGCGCTGTTTCTTGGTTAAAAATCTTGTTAGCATCATGCACTGAAGGTATGAATAAATCAATATAAGACTCGTTTTTATCCAAGTCTAATAAACAATATTCAATAATGTTTTTATCAGAAACAACTCCTAATGCTCTCATTAAAATGAATAAAGGAACCGGTTTTCTAACGTTTGGAACTAAGACAACAATTTGATTATTTGAAAGCCTTGTGCTGGGAGCAACAATTTTAACCGCGGATGTGCGAACAGGTTTTGATGCGTCTTCACTCACAGATCTTATTTCAGCGGAGTGACTATATGTATCATCAGGTTTATTTGCGCGAATGTAAAGCATATTATCTGCAAACTTTTCTTGACAAACTATGGATTTTTCTTTTCCGTCAATAATAAAATATCCACCATAGTCGTTCTTGCATTCACCCATATTAAAACGCGCATCTCTCGCCAAAGAGTTTAAGATACATAATTTAGATTGAAGCATAATGGGAAAACGTCCTAGATATATTTGTTCTAATGTTTTTGTTAAAACTGTTTTTTCGCCATCTACGTAGTATATGTAATCAACCTCAACGTCATAATGAACTGTAACACCATATGTCATATTTCGTAATCTTGCATCATTTGGATACATATAATGCGCGTAATTGTCATCGTAAATTACAGGTTTTCCAAAATAAATCTTTGACCCATTTTTTCCACCTAAATATAATAAGCTTTCGTTGCGAGTGTCTACACCTTCTTCTTCTCTTTCAATAAACCTTATAGGATTGTTTTCGCGAAAAATGTTATTTATCCCACCATCAAAAAAATCATTGTAAGATTCTAAATGATGAGCTACTAAATTGTGTGGATTGTCTTTGAAATATTTATCTATTAATTTCCATGATATATTTTCCATTTGTTTAATATAATATAGTTAGTCATATTTTTTTTATAATATTATTTGCATTAATAATAATATATTATAGTTTTGATTTTGATTTTGATTTTGGTTTTGATCTTGGTTTTGATTTTGATTTTGATTTTGATTTTGATTTTGGTTTTGGTTTTTTCCTCTATTTGTTTGGTCTTCTTGATGTATTTTTTGATGATTTTTCCCTAAGTCTTATAGTTTTGGCGCGTTTATATGATTTTGTTGTTTTAAATAAAGTCCAAGGTTGCGAAGGTCTATCCATCAAATAAGGTTTTAAATATGCCCATTGTCTGCGTTTATTGCAAAATTCCTCTGCGTTAAATGCTGTTCCACATGAAGCTCCATAACGAGCCATAAATGACATATTTTTTCCCATTTCTGTATTTGCAGCAGTTCCGTCAAGAGCTCCTCTTGGTTGATAAGGTTTGGGTCTGCTAGGGTCAGACATATATTCGCGCGCATCTAATTCATAATGCGAACAAACCGTTCTTGAACAAGGGTTTTCCTTTTCTAAATATACATCATAATGGTCTCCAATTAACTTTAACGCAAGGTCAATGTCTAATTTCCCCTTATTTTCCTCCATTAAATCTCCGAGACGGACGCGACGCGCACCTTGATGTCTTCTAGTGTCATCAAATCCAGTGTCTACGCATTCTTTATTGCGAATTTTAGGATCATACGCGGCATTGAACCCAATAAAAAAACCATTCTTTGTTCTCTCAACGTTGTGATACTTTAAACCCAATTCAAGACGCAAAATCTCGTTTGTATTTGTGTCGCCAAACAACCAAGAGTTTGCATAATCGCCTGAATTTTCATGTAAAAGTATTTTAACATAATCGTCCATGGTATCGCCATATTGCATAGCTTTTCTAATACGGAATCCTATTGGGAAGTTGTTTTCATACGCGTTAAAACCACCAATTGTAGTCTCAGTGCCAATAATTCCTGCAGCAGTAACAAAAAAATCTGTTCCACTCCAAATCCAGCAAGGACACGCTTGCATAATAAAACGATGTCCTTTGTGGGGATTCATGTCTAAAATAACATTCATGTACTGACCGTCCATGAAATTTGCAAAACTGTTGTGTGCGACTACAATTTTTCCATCCTTTGTGTAATCGCCAACGGCAATAAATGCGCTGCAACGGTCTTTCGCGCCTCCTTCTCTCCCACCTGGACCACCAGAAGCTTTTAAGGTTGAACCATACCAAGAATCTAACATAGTAAAATAATTATTCCACGTCAAAATCTCTAAAGTTGTTGTGGGCGTCCCGCCGGCCGTGCAACCTTCAGCAATTCCCTCAATTTCTTCGTATAGTTCTGGAAAGTTTTTCTGTATTTTCTCTTCAAAGTATTTTTTAGTGCCGTCAATAAAAAAATCCCACGATTCGCCAATGTCATTCTCGCACGTAAATCTTAACATTTTTTGAACCTTTTTAAACTCCGGTGCGCAAAAATATCCATATGCATAACCTCTTTCTCTCGGGCGCCCTTTTACTGAAATATATAACCATCCATTTTTTTCATAGGATATTCCATTCTTGATTATTTTATTATTAATCATAATATAATAATTGTATATTTTTATTTATAGATGTTTAATGAAATTTACTTATTTTTTGATTTTAATGTCATTCCTTCAAGCGCGCGAGGGTTCACCATGACTAAACCCATGATAACAAATAAAAGAATAAAAGGAATAAGAACTAAAAACCAAGCAATTTCGGTGTGACCATCTTTGCAAATCAAGTTCAAAATCCATGTCCAGAAAAGGATGTAGACAATCTTGACAACAAACACAAGAATGGTACTGGGAACATTGGCAACAAACATCCCCATTTTGTAAGTGTGTTTGCTTCCAAAGTTTTGAATGACTGAAAAGATTATTCCAATCATAGAGAGAACAAAATAAATAAATGCAGGTGTGCATAAATCCTTAAGCTTTTTAGGAAACGCCATTATGATATATAATTAGAAAATAATGTTATATATTATAAAAAACTTGTCGTTATTAACCCATTTGGCTCCACCTTTTCTCATAACTTGTGAAAGCTGGTTAAACAAACAAGGAATTTGTTGCGGTTGGGCTGGAAAACTGATCTTTGTATGGTAAAGGACTTGCTGGAGCAGGATAACCATTTAAACTATTGTACGCGCTACCAACTCCATAAACCATACTTCTTCCTAAATTAACAAAGTCTTGTGGCACAATTCCTCCGGCTCTTCTGCGCCTAGATCCACCTTTCATGTACGTTTGTTGATCGCGTTCGGAAATTTGTTCCGTTTGAAGATACGGTTTGTCGTATTTATTTAATGAAAAAAAATTTGTCTGTCCTTGTTGTCCAGAAACGCCCGGCCAGCCATTGATTTCAGGAGTCCAAGGTTTTCCAACAGTTGGATTGCCAATATAACCAATTCCGCCACCCGATTGCACTGATACGCCTCCTCCTAAACATTGTTGGCAGCCTCCACGTTGGCCTCCCGTTTGCAATCCACAACCACAATTTCCTCCACGTTGGCCTCCCGTTTGCAATCCACAACCACAATTTCCTCCGCGTTGGCCTCCCGCCACTTTTATTCCACAATATCCGCCTCGGTGTTTTCTAGTTTTTTCTTTTAAATGACAATTACTTGGGCAATTGTGTCTGCAGTTATACTTGGATTTGCACGCGCAACTAGGACCACATTTGTGACATTTGTGAGAACCACCGCGCTTATATCCACCTCTTTTTTTGTTTTTATCGCCTAAATTTCTCTTAGATTTAGACTTGGAGCAACCTTTCATATTCCACAGTTTTTGGGGTTTTTTCATTGTTTTTCTCATATATATTAACTAAAGAAATTTATTCAATGTCAACGTGGGTCAACATATGTCTGCGACAGCACATCTTTTTCAAACCAAGATCGTCCAACACCTCTCCCTCTGGTGTCTTTTCACTAAATTCCTTGGTTAAATAAACGACTTTGTCAACATCCATATCCTTTGCCAATTTTCGCTTTCTAACCTCTTCCAAATAGTAACGGTATTTGTCCGCAATAACGTTACCGCATGTAAAACATTTCACAGGGATGATCATTCCTTATACTAAACTGTTATAATTTATTTATGTTCTTTTATCAAATCAATTTTTATTTTTTTTCGTTTTTCTTTTATTCATTTTCTTTTTCTTTGACATTCTCCTTTTCTTGGTTATTTTCTTTTTTGTAGTTTTCTTTTTTGTAGTTTTCTTTTTTGTAGTTTT